TGGGCATGCTCATCTCTGACCTTGCCGCTGTCCTTCCGTTTGGCAGAGGACAAGAAATCCAAGAGCGCACCAAGGGCTTGAGTGAGATGCGTGTTATCGGCTCGTTGTTCCAGCCAGCAGAAGGGCGTGGAGTTATCGACGAAGCGTACCGCCGCATGCAAGAGATTGATATGGCGCGCAAAACATACAAGAAGATGCTGGGCGAAGGGCGCACCCAAGAAGCGCAAGAGTACTTGGCTTCACATAGGTCCGACATTAACTTGTCTCAGATGGCTGGTGCTGTTGAGAACAGGATCGGTAAGCTGTCTGAGCTGCGCCGTAGTATTGAGGCGCGGCCCAACCTGACTACCGAACAAAAGGACGCGCAGATAAAGAACATCGTAGCTGCGCAGAACAGATTGGCGCAGAATATGCTCAGCGCTTACGAACGAACAGCACGCCAATAAGACCGTCTTTGATACCGGGGGTGGCTAGTAGCCGCATACGTTGGGCTACGCTTGCGCGTAGCCCCATCTCCCTTACCTTGTCAATATCAAGCCCCGGTACAAAGAACGCCTTATTTATCCTGAGCTTTTCCCACGGGTATCGGATCTGCATTTTCATCTGATTTCTTACGGCAGATATGTAGGGCATTGACTCGCATCAAGGGGCCGTTAGTCCGCGCAAGCATGTCCTTCTTGATGGTTGTTACAAGGTAGTTCTTGCTCAACTCAAACTTGAAGTCTTCGTAGCTGTAGCTCATGCTCACGCAGTGTTGCTTCATTAGTTGGGACTCGATGAAGTAATCGACATAGCCATCCTTGTGCACCTCAAACTCGATGCGCCCAAGTACCTTGGTCCTAGTGACCGGCCCAGTTATGGATGCTCCATCCCCCCATGACGAAGTTGTGCTGCCATCCGCTTGCTTCCTGAAAATAATAAAGCTGCCATAGTTATCCCGTGTGTATGCGTTAAGCACATCGTCTGCTGTGCGAACGCTGTTTCTAACCGCTGCTCTTGCGCGCTCTACCAGTTTCTTCAGTGACTCTATAATTTGCAGAACCGGAACATCTATGATGTTTGCGTACTGCTTGCCTAACATGATGGCTGCCGCCACAGTCTCAGCACAGCCAGCGTTCCAGTACCGCTCATCGCCAGAGAAAGACATCTCCTCTTTTAGCTGGATGTATGTTTCCTCTACAACGCGCCGCGCCGTAGCCTGATTGCATACCAGCCACCTGACCCACGCTTCACCAGCTACACCGTAGTTCGTCTTTAAGGCGCGGATTGCTTCAAGCTCTTCTTGATCCCATTGCAGCGCTACGCTAGGAACCCACTCCAAGAACCTGCGCAACTCACCATTGGATGTAAACTTGCGCGCGCCTGCCATGTAATCTGTCAACACCTCGTTGGATGTCATCGTTACTGTCGAGTGCCAGTTGGTGTCGTTGAGCCGCTCCTTGTTGGCGCTAGACTCCATGCGCTCTTTGCCCTGTCCCTCCGTGTGGTTGAAAATAAACTGCGGTGCCCACTCCATGTTGCCTCGATGGGCGTCGGTGATCTCATCAATCAACAGCGGCATGCTGTTCGCCAAGCCAGCGCGGTTCTGCATTGCCACAGGCGAAGTGCCCTTGCCTGTGCGGTAACGGACAGGATGCCCCCACACACCAGCCTTGGCGCTAAGCGTTAAGGACTTCCCGGTACCTGACTTGTTGCCTCCGAGGTGCCAAACGAAACCCTCGAACTGCGTGAACTGCAATAGCGCAGATCCAAAACTATCTATTGCGCAAGTCAGCAAGTCATACAGTTTGCGTTTGATAAAGATCGTAGTCCACGCCTGCCGCCAACCTTCAATCGTCCCCTTGCTGTTAGTGTTGCGGCAAAGATTTTCTAGCCCCGGCATGGGCATGCTTACTTCTTTACCGTTCTTATAAAAGACGCGTCCGTTGTAAACAAAGGAGTTATCTTCCTGCCAGCCAAACTGTTTGGGTACGGCAAGTACCTTCTTTGTTAGCGAAGCCGCTTCAACACTAGCGCGCACATAGTCGAACAGGTTCTTGTCGTTGCCCTGCCCATAGGACGCAAGCACGTTCTGATTAGCCAGACACTTAACAGTCTCGTCTTTGCTGACCACAGCTTTCTGCGGAAGGTTAATTGCTATCGCCCCATCAGGTCGGTTAGCAATCATGTGCACGATGTGGTCGTCGCCCAGCTTTAGGATGTAGACAACAAACAAGTCGTACGGCAACACCTCAAACTGCTTGATGACTTTCTTCTTTGTCTGCGGATCTTTTTCCTCACGCTCGCAATAGATACCGCCGCTTTCCCCGTAGCTAAAACCCCTTGGCGGTTCTGGTCTGACCATCACCGCTGGACTAACAACTGGCGCGTCATCCTCATCTTCCTCTTGCAGTATCTGCTCGGGAGTCAGAGTGATTTCCTTCTCGGTGTTGTCGGTCTTGATCTTGCGCCCGTTAACCAGAGGGTTGGTGACCACGCCCCAATGTACACACTTTGTACACACACCGGGGTTCTCGCTGTCCATCTTCGCGCATGGATACGGACCTTTGATTTCCGCGAGCTTGGCCGCCATCCGGTCCTCGCCGTAAGGATGCAGCGCGGTAAGTTCTTTTGCGACTTCATCACCGTCCTCGCAAACCTTGGCCCAAGACAGAAGCCCACGCCAGACTGGCTCCATGCCATCTTGCGTAGCGTTGTCCCTGTAGTACTGGATCTGGCCGCACCCCTTCTCTTCCATTATCCTGAAGACGGTCGTGCTGTTAGCCACCAGCTTGAGTGATACAGCGGTCGCGTCTTTTACTGGGCGCTTACCCGGCAGATCTAGTGTCGGCTGTACGGTTATAGGATTCTGTAACTTGCCAAGAATAGCTGCGCTGAAATCATCAAAAGAAAACGTGCCGCCCTCTGACAGCAGCTTGACCTCGCGTGGGGCGGGGTACTTCTTCTTATGGTTCCACGTGCCGGGTATGCGCAAGACACGCGCAGCGTCAGCGGTGACAGTCCAGTCGATCAGCAAGCCTTCCTGTTTGCACAGGCGCTTGAAGTTTTCTGCGATAGGTTTCCACGCAGTTATGTCTACCTGTTCCGTGAAAGGCCAGTAGCAATGCAGCCCACCACCGGACGCAACAATCCACGGCAAGCCAAAAGAATCCAGCTCTGTCTTATCAAGGAACTCACCAAGCGCAAGGGCTGCGTCTTTCTTGGACGCGTACCCATCCATATCAATGAACAGTGACTTGATGTACTGCGCATTGGTTGCTTTGCGCTGACCATGCTCTTTGAAAGTAGCAAGCGCAAAGTACACATCGTTATGTCCGCTGTTCCACTCCTCAATCTTTGGTTGTAAATCTTCAACCTTATCGGTGAAGAAGTGTTCTTTCTTACTCGAAAGCTCAGCCGCGCAGTAGTACCCGCTTCCCGGTGACGGCAGAACCTCCGCTAAAAATTGTAGCGGTGTCATGTACGGTCCAGTTTAAGCGGCTATCTTGAATGCTTCGCATGCTTTTGAGTACGCTTCATCTGCGCTTTCATGCGCCTGAAGGATACGTATGAGTGCTTCGACAATAGGTTTGTACGCAACGAACACCTCCCCGCCTTCAAACCAGTTGTATACAGACTGCCTCGACGCCCCAGTCACCTGCGCAATTCTAACAACCGAGAAGTCACGGTAGATCGCCCAGCGCCCAAGTCTATTGCCTAGATTCTTTGGCGAGTGGGCGACAAGATCAATAGTTTTCTGTGAATATGGCATGTAATAAAGGGGGGTGTTACCCCCCGCTCCTTTAAGCTTCGTCGTCCCAGTCGTCAACCATAGCTGCAAGACTACTCTTTTTAGCAGGCACAGCGCTAGGCTTCTTCTCTTCCTTGCGGACAACTGGTTCTTCTTCGCTGTCTGCAACCAGATCCTCTGGCTTGGTCTTAGCCTTGACCTCACGAGGCGGCAACGCTGGTGCAGGGGGAGCAACCACACCGTCCATCTTGGCAACGGTCATGGTGATGGCGCGCTTGGCGTCATCCGATTCAGACGCTTGCTTAACCAGCGCATGCTCTTCCTCGTCGATCCAGCGCGTAGCCTTGAAGGTCAGCTTGGGTGACTCGGACTTGGTGTCAAACTTCATGCGCGTAACAACCTCGCTTGGGTCCACGTTTTGTGCCGTGAGGTAGCGAGCATACTCTTGCAGCGGACGGTCGTCACCAACTGCCTTGCCAAAGATAGACGTAGCTGGCAGCGTAAGCTGGAGAACATCCCCGCCCACATCATTAGCCAACACGACAGCAAGCCGCTGCTGATACCGGCAAGCGCGGGAGTTACCCTGCCCAGACCCGGCAATGTTCTTTGGGCAACCTTCGCAAGCGCCGCTCTGCTTGTTAGCAGCATCAGGACTAGGCGTCTTACCGTCAGCCGACCAGCAGTCAGGTGCCGACACGGCGTCACCATCGTATGGCTTTGCGTAGAACACGCGGCTGATATTAGGCGCGGCATTGACCATCACCACATCAAGATAGCGCTCGTCGATGGCGGTGACTTCTTTGCCGTTGACCATCAGACGGAACACGCCGCCCTTGATAGAAATGCGCTTGCCGCCACCACCGCCACCACCGCCAGCCAAAGCCTTAGCCATAGGGGACAGTTCAGAACGAGCGCGGACAAATGCAGGGGCTTTACCGGGATTGAATAGTGTCACGTTGGACATATAAAACTCACTTGGTTGGTTTGCGAACAGAGACTGAGTACTCTTCCATAGAGTTCAGTCCGGGGGGTACAGCACCGGGGTGCTCGCCAAGAAAAGTAGCCATGTTGGTTTGATGGATGCGCTTCTCCAGAAGATCGACGGCATCGTTTTCCACAATGAACTTCTTGAACGAGTCCCAGTCCTGCGTTGTGTAGCGTGTCTTTGTGGACAGCACCACAGTACCTTCGTTTGTACGAACAGACGCCACGCCAAGCGCAAGCATCTGATCCTTCAACGCAATCTTAATTTGCTCTTGCTGCTGCTTGATAGCCTCGACGGCATTCTCGTAATCAGCGGTAAGTGCCTGAATCTTAACGGACATTTTGCGATACACCTTCGCAAGTTTGTCCATAGGAACAAGCGACAGCGAGCTGTCTTCGTCTTGCATACTATCCTCCTACTCGTCTAATGTTTGACAGTTTGACACACACTATTGACGACTGCAAGTGCAATCTTCAAATTTCGAGCGCCTTGTTGAACAGGCTTACCAACATGGCGTGATCACCTACCTTAGTCTTCATCGCGCTGAACAGTTCCTTTTCGATGGGGCTGCTTTGTATGTGCACAACCGTCACCTTGTCTGAGTTCTGTCCTTTGCGATCTGCTCTGGCTATACATTGTGTATACATTTCCACAGACATGAGTGGGCCAAAGAACACCACCGTGTCGGCGGCAGTCAGCGTCAACCCATGCGCCGCAGCTTGTGGCTGCATCACCAACACCTGCAAATTATTCGTGGTTTGGAAGTCGTGGATTATCCTGCTGCGTTTGCTAGCGCTTACATCTCCGTTGATCTGTGCGTTGGCATATCCTTTCCTTTTTAAGAAGTCAGAGATGCTGTCCATGCTTGTGCGGAACAGCGCGAAGATGATTACCTTGCGCTGTGTCTCCTGCATGATCTCGTCCAGCACATTCAAGCGCGGGCTTGCATCGAAGACCACAACTTCTTTGTCGTCCGTGTACGCTGCGCCGCAACTGATCTGAAGCAACTTGCTTACCGCTACGCCAGCGTTGACTGCGCTGATCATCTCGCCCGCTGCCGTGATCATCATCTGCTCTTTGAGGATCTTGTAGTACTTGGCCTGTTGCGGCGTCATGGCTACCTCGCGGGTTACCGTGATCACTGGCGGCAGGTCCAAGCACTGCGCTTTGGTAAAGCGTATGGCGGGTTGCAGTACCTTGTGCACTTGCTCAGCGGCGTCAGGCTTGGGTGCCCACTTGAACATGGTGACTTTGTTCATCACTTTTTCACGCCAAGCGGTAGCGAACTTGGGTATGCCCGCAGGATTAACCAGCTTAGCTAGACCGTACGCATCCACGGGTGACTGCGACGCAGGTGTACCAGTCATCATCCACAGGTAGGTGTCCGGCCTAATGATTGCCGCCAAAGATTTCCACCTGTTTGTTGTTGGGTTCTTGTATGCGTTTGCTTCATCAACAATGATCAGATCGAACCGGCCATCGTTTCGGATCTCGCTGGCAATCAGGTTAAGTCCGTCGTAGTTTGTAATTACAAACTCGTAGTCCTGCTGAATCATTTCTATGCGGCGCGCAGACTGAGAGTGATGCGCAACCACAGCGCTGCGGTGCATGATCGAGTTGTTAATGTCCTGCATCCACGCCGACTGCATGATCGACAGCGGACACAGCACCAACACCCGGCGCACGTACCCGCGCTCGATGAGATAGTCGGCGGCCCACAATGCGGACAGGGTTTTGCCTGTGCCGGGATCGTTGAAACAAAAGGCGCGCCTATGCAGCGTCAAGAATGACGCTGTATCTATCTGATGCTGCATGGGTTTGAAACGTCCGGGCCACTTGTACCGCGCCGTGATTGGCGACGGCACATTCTTTACGCCCAAGTTCCTCAACACCCGCGCTTCATCTAACCCCCAATACACAGCTACCTCGTGTATGCCATCGCTGTCTGGATCAAACACTTTGTGCTTGGGGATTATTGAGTACTTGTCTGGGTTCCGTGTGCGGAACACCAGCGCTTTGTTATCTACTATGTGCATGTGGTTTTATCCTGTAGACATCAGTCTCTAAAAACCTTTTGAACAGTATCTGTTTATCTAAGAAACCTTTTGAGAACAACTGGTGCAAATAGTCGTGGAAGAACTCGTCATCCTTGACCCTCTCCTCATCTACCCAGTCATCTCCAAAATGAAACAGCCACATGTCTGCGATCACATTCAGCGGGACAAGCTCTTCTGTTTCGCTCATTGTTGACGCACCGCCATCTTTAGTTTCTCTATTAAGGTACGCGCCAATGGCTTGTTCCACAGCAACGCGTCTTGCAGTTTCTCCATGTCGTATGAAATGACTTGGAACTTTTGCGTCGTGAAGTACGCTGTACACATCTTCGACTTGTCCCAGTCTTTAATAAACTTACCTTTAACTAGCATAGTCAATCCTTCGTTGGGCGCTCGCGCCATTGGTTATCTCTCATAGTCCACCCCGCCATAAACGCATCGTAAAGTGCGTGCTCCATTGGGTGCGCAGTACCAACAGACATAAACTGACCTCGGGTTTTAAACCACCACTCGGACCAAGCCTGTCCTTTGCTCATTGGTGGGGGCATTTCTTCGACTGAATAGTTCATGTGTTCTTCTCCTTGAGTTTGGCTTCGATAGCCCGGAAGCGTTCGTCGGTAATGTTGTGGAATCCACCTTGACGTAATTCGGACATTTCCAACATTGTCAGCCCGACCCATTTGCGTTGTTCTAGGCGTTTGTCCATCAGGAATTTAATAGTTTCATCCTGTGAATATATTTGTTCGTGGAGTTTTTCCATCACACGAACCAACACTTGATCTTCCGTCAAAGCCTTTGCTAATCCGCTCATGTGTTCTCTTCCTTGAGTTTGTTTTTATCGGGATTTTCCATAGCTTCAAACAAAGCTGACTGCACGTTAGTTGACAAATCTTCTAACTGATCATGACGTAGAACGTCAAACTCTACGTCGCCAAAAAACATTTTACTCATTAACTCTTTGGCATCGGCCCATACTTTTTCCCAACCCTCATGCCAGTTACTCATGTCATACCAACCAAGATGCGCATATACTCCCTCCTCCCTACCAATCAAATACCACCGTACCATGCCGTTCTTATTTGGTATTACTTTTAAAATTTCATCCACCGTTCTTCTCCTTTAACTTATCTTCAAGTGCAACCACCATATCCACTACATAAGGACGGTTTGCAAAGCTGATTTCTTTAACTTCCTCCGGTGTCAGCCCGACCCACTGGCGCTGTGGTGGGGTGGTGTAAAGGGGCTGATTGTTTAAAAACATCACAGGCTCCTGCTCTGGCTGCGCCAGCCTCTCGCGCAGGGCAGTAATAGCGGTATCAGCGGTTTTTAAAGTGTTCTCTGCAAAACAAGCGGGGCGCATAACTTCCAACGCATCCAGCGCTTGGTGCATAAGTTCGCGGTCGGTCATGTGTTCTTCTCCTTAAGTTTGTATTCAATGGCTCGGGCGAAAGAAAAAGTTTCGCTACTTGCGGATGTCAATTCTTCAGCTTCAATATCTACAATTTCAATTTCCGTTAACCCGACCCACGTTGGGTGAGGCCACATGGCT